AAAACTTAAAACAATCCGGCGATCAAGCTAATGAAATAGGCAAAGCATTACTGGACTATGACAAAGATAGTGCTACAAAAGATGCAGTACCGATTGGAAAAGAAAGTGAAGTTTACGACAGCAAGTCTGGAACATTTTTTAAAGGCAAGTTAACAATAACTCCAGGTCAGAGTGATTTTAAATTTTCGCAAGACAGTGATATTGTCAATGCAATTAATCAAGTGGTGTTAAAAAGTACATATATTAAAAAAGCATTCAACACAGAAAATTTAAGCCCTGAAGGTTACAGGAATTGGTGGAGGGTTGATTGCCAGGTGTATAACATTGGACCAGTTAGGGCAGACACTGGAACCAAACCCAAATTGTTTGTTTACAGAGTTCATCCTTATAACGTGCATTCTAGTAGATTGATGCCAGCTGGCCACAGAGCTCCGGGATATGATAATCTCAAATTGCAAGTAGTAAAAGAATACAACTATATCTATACCGGAGCCAATGTAGATGTTATAAAATTTGAGATAAAATTTAATACTGGATTTTCTTATGAAATGGCCGCAGACGGTTTACAACGAACACAAGACAGTGTTAAAGAAACAGCAGAAGGCGGCGCAAAAGACAAAACAAAAGAAGTAATAAATCCATTGCCTCCAGGCAAATTGCCGCAACCAGGCAGTACTCCAACTATTGTAAAATTTATTAAAACATTAACTGGAACTGACCGAGGCGGTGGTGGTGGCCCTGATAATCAAGGTGTGCGAGCGGCAAGGTTGTTCCATGATGCTGTTACCAACACACAAACAGCCATGATGGATCTTGAGATGGAAATTATAGGAGATCCTTACTTTATAGCACAAAGCGGCATCGGCAATTACACTGCATCAGCTACACAGTATGCTAATCTAAACAATGATGGAAGTGCAAATTATCAAAACGGCGAAGTTGATATAATGGTAAATTTCAGAACTCCAATTGACATCAATCAAACTACAGGATTGTACACGTTTGCAGGCGGCACAACTAGATTAGATCAATGGAGTGGACTATATGCAGTACAAAATGTAACTAGTACTTTTAAAACAGGACAATTTAAACAGACATTGAAAGGCATGCGTCGACCGTTACAAGAATTGCAAGAAGAGTCCACTCCAGCAGACACATTTGTGGCTAATAAAGACGCCCCTCCAGAAGATAGAGAAGTGGCCACAGGGGACGAATATGACTACTGAAAATAATTTTAATCAAGCATCATCTGGATCAAGCGACGCTCGCCCTGGTCCGTTTTTGGCAACTGTGGTTGGCCACCAAGATCCAACATTCATGGGTACTATTGAAGTTGAACTGTTGCGTCCAACTGGTAATAACAGTGACGAAACTGCTTTGCACCAAGTAAAATACATGAGTCCATTCTACGGTGTTACTTCGGCTGCTCATCTTGGTTCAAATAATGATTATGCAAGTACACAAAAAAGTTATGGTTTTTGGATGGTGCCGCCTGATGTGGGCACAACAGTAGTGGTAATTTTCATAGACGGTGATCCAAGACGCGGATTCTGGATTGGTTGTGTGCAAGATCAAGGTATGAATTTCATGTTGCCTGGACTTGCTGCCACGCAAAAAGTTGAAGAAGATGTTGAAGCTGACAAAGCAGGAAGATACGGTAGAGTTCCTGTTGCAGAATACAACAAAAAAGTTACTGGGTTTGAAAATCCTGATGGCACACAAACTTGGAAACCCAAACATCCGTTAGCAGATGCGCTAGGTAAACAAGGACTATTATTTGACGACACCAGAGGAATCACATCAAGCAGTGCCAGACGTGAAGTGCCAAGTATGGTGTTTGGCATCAGCACACCTGGGCCAGTGGATAAAAGAAACGGCGCTCCACGTGGCCGCATTGGCAAGGAAGAATGGAAGATTGATAATGCGTTTGTAGGCAGACTTGGAGGCAGTACATTTGTAATGGACGATGGCGATGCTAGATATTTGCGAAAGAAAACAGCTAGTGAAGGCCCTCCTGAGTATGCATCTTTAGAAAACGATGAATCTGGAGGCAATGTAGAAATTCCTCATAACGAATTAATACGTTTAAGAACACGCACTGGGCATCAAATACTTTTACACAACAGCGAAGATTTAATTTACGTTGGTAATGCTAAAGGTACTGCTTGGATTGAATTAACAAGCAACGGAAAAATTGATATCTACTCAAAGGATAGCATCAGTGTACATACAGAAAATGATTTGAACTTTACTGCTGACAGAGATATCAACATGACAGCAAAGGGTAATATTAATTTAAATTCAACTGGACTAACTAATTTAACAGCTAAAACAAATATCAATTTGAACTCAGCAGGAAATAATAATTTTACAACTACTGGCATAACAAATATCAACAGCGGCGGGAATCATGTTGAAACAGCGGCACAAATACACATGAACGGCCCGCAAGCAGCCAAATCTGTAAAAGCACCAACAGCAGTTCGTGTTCCCCAAGCTGAGCCTTGGAAAAGTCATGAAAATTTAGATCCCACATCATTCACGCCTGACAAAACAAAAGCCATTGTGCCAGCAGTAGGAGCTGATCCTGTACCTGTTGAAGAAGTAGAACCGGCCTTGTGGAAAACTTACTCAACCGGGCCTGACGATACATTTACAGTTAGACCGCCTGTGGCCACTTAGGAGCAATAATGAGTTCGAATTCAAAATTATATAAAAAAATAACATTGCCAGCAGTGAGCCAGCCTGATAATCTTGGCGAAAAAAAATACAAAGGATTTAGTACAGTTAACACTAATACGGAAAACTTTAACCTCTATGATTTTGAACTGATAAAACAGGATTTGTTCAATCATTTTTACACACGCCAGGGTGAGCGATTAATGCAGCCAGCATTTGGCACAATTATATGGGATTTGTTATTTGAACCCTTGACACCTGAAATAAAAAACTTAGTTTTAGAAAATATTAATCAAATAGTTAACTATGATCCTAGAGTCAAAGCAGAGAATGTAACAGTAACAGCGTATGACCAGGGCATACAGGTACAATGCACCTTGGTATTCTTGCCTTATAACATATCGCAAACACTTCAACTACGCTTTGATCAAGCCAACGGACTATTGATGCAGTAAAATACGCAGTTAATATTTGAAAATAAATACAATACTAGGATAACATATGAGCTCCATTGATAGACAAAATAACTTGCTGATTACTGAAGATTGGAAAAAGATTTACCAGTCTTTTAAAAATGCGGATTTCCAAAGCTATGACTTTGAAAACTTGCGCAGGACTATGATTACCTATCTGCGTACAAATTATCCTGAAGATTTTAACGATTATATTGAGTCCAGCGAATACCTTGCTCTTGTGGATCTTATTGCGTTCCTGGGTCAAAGCATAGCTTTCCGTGTTGACTTAAATGCTCGTGAAAATTTCTTAGAACTAGCAGAACGCCGCGACAGTGTATTGCGGCTAGCCCGGCTAATCAGCTACAACGCCAAACGTAATATCCCTGCTAACGGTTTATTAAAATTTACCACAGTTAGAACAACAGAAACTGTGGTAGACAGTAATGGACGTAATTTATCAGGACAAGTTATTACATGGAACGACCCAAGTAATACCAACTGGTTAGATCAATTTACTAAAATTATGAACGCCGCAATGCCCGCAACACAGCAGTTTGGGAATCCATCAGCTAAAGCAGACATTTACGGTATTCCAACAAGTCAATATAGATTCCAAGGGTCAAACACTGATGTACCAGTATACTCTTTCTCAAAATCAGTAGCAGGCAAATCTATGAATTTTGAAATTACCAGCACAACTATCAGTGGTGAAGAATTCATTTACGAAGAAGCGCCAAAGGTTGGTAATAGCCCGGCATGCATTTATAGAGACGACGGACATGGCGCTGCCAGTATCAATACAGGATTCTTTTTTAATTTTACACAAGGCACATTAAATGCCGGAGCATTTACAATCAGTCAGCCAAGTACAAATGAATCAATTGATATTGCAACACAAAATATTAATAATACGGATGTATGGTTATATAGATTAGATCAGAATGGTGCAGAAGCAGAGCTATGGACCAAAATTCCAGAACTAACTGGAAACAATGTCATTTACAACAGTCTTAATAAAAGCATAAAAAATATATATGCAGTAGTTACACGAACAGGAGACGCAGTGAGCCTGGCATTTAGCGATGGCACATTTGGCACATTACCTCTTGGTGATTTCAGAACTTATTATCGTATCAGTAATGGATTATCGTATGTTATAAATCCTGCAGATATTAGAAATATTTCAATATCTATTCCTTATACTTCTCGCAAAGGCCAGAACGAAACACTGACAGTTACTTTAAGTTTAGTCAGTACAGTGTCCAATGCAGAATCTACAGAAACTAATGCATATATCAAAGCAAATGCATCAGCAACTTATTATACACAAAATCGAATGATAACAGCAGAGGATTACAATATTAGTCCGTTGTCTGTAAATCAGCAAGTTGCCAAAATAAAATCTGTGAACAGAACTTCTAGTGGTATTAGTAGATACTTTGATCTTAAAGACCCCACTGGAAAATATAGCAGTACAAATTTATTTGGAAATGACGGAGTTGTATTTCAAGAATCCTATACATCACCTATGAAATTTAAATATAGTACTAAGGTAGATATTGAGGGAATTATATATAATAAAATTATTGATATAATTAAAAATCCAGATCTAAGAAATTTTTATTATTCAAATTTTATTAATTTTTTATCAACTAGTTTAAATATTGTATGGTACAACAAAACATCTGACACCGCTTCAAGCACAGGCTATATTGGAGAATTAAATGATACACGACCATATCCTGTGGGTTCGTACACCTCAACAGATTTAAAATATTTAACGGCTAATTCTTTAGTAAAATTTACAGCACCAACCGGTTATTATTTCGATCTTGACAATAATAATGCTCTAATTTTTGGAGATGCCACGCTAGCTAACAGAGTGTCTTATGTATGGGCTCAAGTAGTATCAGTTAATGCAAACGGCACTGCCGCTGGAACTGGTACACTATCTAACGGACTTGGGCCAATTACTTTAAATCAAGTAATACCAACAACTGCTCAAATAACTCAGATTATTCCAAAATTATCCTTATCAATTTCTAGCTCGGTTATCACCGCCATGATAGATTTAATATACAGTAACAGACCGTTTGGGTTAAGGTATGATGCAACTGATCAGAACTGGAAGATAATTTTTGAAAACAATTTAGATTCAACTTCAAGATTTAGTCTATCAAATCAAGGCAACAATTCTAATTTAAAAAACGACTCCAGTTGGATCTTATTATTTGCAACTGACAATGATTTTTATACTGTCACTACCAGATTATTAAGATACGTATTTGAAAGCGATAATGAAATACGATTCTTTTTTGAAGATAATTCAACAGTTTATGATAATACAACTAATTCAGTAGTTAAAGATTCAATTAATATATTAAGCATTAATCCAAAACCTGGCCCAACTGGAAAACCATTTACACAGGATTTAAAATGGGATATTGTGTCGTCATTTAACGGACTAGATGGCTATATTGATAATAAAAAAATAGTAGTATCTTTTCAAGATTCTGATAACAACGCTGTTGTTGACAATCCTCAGTTGTTTCTTGACATTGTTGATTATGCAAATATTACAAATCCTTATATAGTACAAGAAAAATATGCTATCTCTGCAGGACAAAATGATTATCGTTATAGAAATAATGCAGATAATAAAGTAAGGTTTTTCTCAACGCAAGCCAGTGTGGGATCTTTATCAAACTATGCCAACGGCCAGTATTTTTATTTTGCTGATACTGGTGTTGTGAAACAATTAAATTTAACAAAATCAACATTAGTACCAACTTTAGATTATAAAGTGTATGTTGGTAGAGGCAATTTAAAATTTCAATATATCCACCGAGCAGATTATCAATCAAGAATAGATCCTGGCGCAAGTAATATAATGGACATATACGTTTTAACTAAAAGTTATGACACATTGTTCCGACAGTGGCTAGACGGATCAACAACAGTAAAACCGTTGCCACCAAGCTCTGCTGAATTATATAATCTAATAGCACCTAAACTAAATCTAATTAAGTCTATAAGCGATGAAATTGTATACCATCCGGTAACATATAAATTATTATTTGGTGAAAATGCATCTGTTGATTTACAAGCTAGTTTTAAAGTTACAAAAAGTTTAAATTCAGTAGTGTCAGAAAACGATATTAAATCTCGTGTAATAACAGCAATTAATCAATTCTTTACTCTTGATAACTGGAACTTTGGCGATATATTTTATTTTACAGAACTATCAACTTATGTAATGACACAGCTTGCTCCTGATATCACTAATTTTATAATTGTACCAAGACAAGACGGTTCTTACTTTGGTAGCTTATTTGAAATAAAATGTCCAAGTGATCAAATTTTTATTAGCAGTGCTACTGTAGACGATATTGAAATAATTACCGGAATAACTTCGGGGAATATTAAGTCAGTAACAGGCCAAGCACTTAGTGCAGTATCTTCACAAAATACAACAAGTTCAACATACGGAAATATCTAATGACTGATTTTACAAATCCATCGGGCTCTAAAGGACTTAGCGTAAATTTAATACCTAACTTTTTTAAAACAGATGCTAACAAAAGATTTTTACAAGCTACAATTGATCAACTAGTAACACCTGGAGCTGTCAAAAAAGTTAATGGTTTTGTAGGAAGACAATACTCTAAATCAACCAGCGGGACAGATTTATTTGTTGAAGCCACTGATACTATCCGACAAAATTACCAG